CGGGGTCCCTGGGCCGTACCCGTTCCTAACTGCCGATAGTAGATTGGGAACTGCACATAGATTCCGCCGTCGTAGTTGATCTTATTCTTCTGTTTCAACTTGGCGAAAAATGGCGATTCCTCATACACCTCGTTGTAAATGTTGGGATCGAAATGATTGTGCGATACAGACTGTAATTCGGAAAACGCTAATGCCATAAAAATCCTCCGTTATCGCATACTTGCTTTCAAGGCCGCCGCGATCTCGTCGTGGGTTCCGGTGAATTTGCCGTTCCCTCTCGGCGCGGGGCCTCCTCCCGGCATCGGCGGCGTCGCGGTTTGCTTCCTCTGTATCCGCCTCGCCAGTCGTTCCTCAATTTGGGCCGGGGTCAATTTCCCTTTCATGGAGTGATAGAGGAGTTCGGCGAAAGCTTCCATCGCGGCTTTAGGGGGAAGAGATGAAAATCCCTCCATTTCCCGCATCAATGAAAGCATTTCATCCTTGTCGAAGTCGTCGTACTTTTTTCCCATCGACTCGAAGATTTCGTTCCGATACTGTTCGTTTTGGTACGCCGCTTCCCGTTCCGCTTCTTTCCGCTCCATGCTCGTCTTGAATTCGTTGAGCATCTTTGTAAGCTCGCCTTTCAAGTCCTCCTGCGGGGGTCTCCCCCTCATTTCCTCGACAAGCCGTTTCTGTACATCGGGGCGGCTTCGTAAAAACGAGTCATATCCATCGTACCTGGTTTTCAGGGCGGTAAAGTCCTGATACTGCCGGCCGAAGTCCGCTTTTCGCTTGTCGAATTCCGCGCGTTCTTTTTGGAGCGCGTCGTATTTTTTGGAGTACTGAGTATGCCGCAGGGTTCCGGTTTTAATGTATTTGTCCAAGTCATCCTTGGTCTTGAACCGAAGCGGCTCCTTCTCGCCATCCAAAAGCACTTCGTGAAAAACCTCCGGCTGAGTCCGCGTTTCGGCGGGAGCGGGGCTGACAGGTTCCGTGTTGACAGGTTCCTGAATTTGATCCGACATAGTTACCTCATTTGATTCATCATGCTTTCAAGGCCGGGTTCCTCCGTCGGGGGGGGCGACATCCCCTGTCCCGGCCGCACGAACGCCGGTCGTCCGCGTCGCGCTCCCTGGGCGATATTGTTCATCTTCCCAAGGGCGGTCCTGTTCTGTAATTGTTTTTGCAGTTTCGGTATCGCCGATCGCAAAGGTTCGTCCCATGAGACCCCGATATTCTTTTCGCAGTATTCCCCAAAGGTCATATCGGGCCTGATGCTTCCCTCGGTCGCGGCCATGGCCACGTCGGTCGGGTTCAGCATGGAACGGTTTTCCCTAACGTTTCTCATCGCGTCGCTCATATTCCCCCCTGTTTTTTCAGCATGGCGGCGATTTCATCCATGCTCCTTGTTTTCCCCACCTCCCCTAACGGGGCGGCGGATTGCCCGGCTTTTTCCGAAAGTTCCCGCTCCTGTAATTGCCGGATATACTTTCTTTCCTCGTCATTCATGTGCAAGTACCACTGCCGCCACAATTCTTCCCGCGTTTGCTGAGGAAGGTCGGCCGCGGCGGTGTTGAAATAATCGACGTATTCTTTCGGCATCCGAGGGATGTCTTGCCCTTCCGGGTTTATGTAGTCGGTTTTCCGCCAATAGGGTTCGTCACTCATTGTTCCCTCCAACGAACGTTCGCATTTGAGAAAGGTCCATCGGATTTGCCGAGGGCTTCCCTTGTTTCCGCTCCATCTGTTCTTTCTTGTTCATGCGGTCGTTGATTCTTTTCCAGCCTGGGATATTAAGCATCTCAAGGACGGCTTCCCGGTCGACGAGTTGCATCTGCGCCAGTCTGATGAACATATTCGCCAGGGTCTGCTTATCCAGGGGAAGGGTGGAGTTGGTGTCGATCTGAATGTCGAAATCAAAGTACACCTCGTCGGCCTCCCCGAAGGCTTCGATGAACTTCTTGTAGTCCTCGTACTCCTCTTGTTCCTCCGGGGTAATGTCATTGGCATTAATTTTTCCATTTTGGAAAGCATTGCCCTTCTCCACCGACTGAGGGGACGCGATTATCTCGCTGGCCTGTAGTCTGGAATTGGACAATTTCGAGTACGCGAACCCCCCGTCGGTCTTGGTGTAGATGTCTCTCGGCTCCACGTAGTACTGTTGCATGAGCTTCACGAACAAATAACAAATTCGTTTAATCGCCGTCTCTAAATTCCTGACTTTCTGCCTGATTCTGGTATGGGACGATTCAAGCAGAATGGCGATTTCCGATGCGGACTGGCGTTGTTTTTTGGAGGCTTCCCCCTTGGTGACGTCGGTGATGCCGGAAAGTTCCTCAAGCATATCAGGGATGATGCTGAACAGCCTGATAACGGTATCATTTAAGGGCGGTTCTTGAACGGCGGTCACCATGGGTTTATCGGAGACCGCGCCGTCCTTGGAAAGAATCTGCCCGCCCTTGTGAAGCCTTTCCTGTAAATCGTCTTTATCGGCGTACTGTCGGGCGTCGAATTCGTAATTGGGATCGAGATGCTTCCGGGCATATTTTGAGATTGCTTGAAGCATGACGTTTTCCTCTTTCACTAGGGTCTCGGTCATGTCAACCTCGTCGATCCCCAAAAAGTCGTCGGGGTTAATGTAATCGACCAGGGTCACGTAAGGGGGAAGGCCGTGCCGGTCCGAGGCTTTTTCCTCACCCAAGTCGCTGGTCGCGGTAAAGTACACGTATCTCCCGGTGTCTTTTGGCTCGGAAGATTCCCCCGACCGCTCAACGTTGGCCGAGAAGTCCTCTTTGTACGATGTGTTTCTCTCGAAGAATTCATAAACATAGGCGAACCTGACGTCGAGTTCATGATTCGTCGCGGAGTCGTATTTAAACGCTCGTTCGTAATCCTTGTCCTTGAAAATGCTGGTATCGGGTTTGACGTCCTTGGCTTTGGGGAATCGTTGACGAATCCAGGAGAGCGGCTTTAAAGACTTTACCCCGCAGAAGGGGGCGGTCCATACGTCGGTGTACCCCGGCGCGATAAAGAAGTCTAAAGGATCGACAAGATCGCAACGGATTTCCCCGGCGGGTCCTTTCGCGGGGTCGAAGTATATTTTGAAGACGCCGATTTTCTTGACCATGGCGTAAATCTCCCCGCGCATGATCTTGTCCTGCATCTCAAGAACGTCCCATAAATACTTGACCCCGTTGGTATACCCAACGGCAAGACGCTCGAGAAAGTCGAATCTTGGAATCACGGTGGGAATGGGGTTGCTGTCCGTCAAAAGAGGGGCCTGGGCCTGGACCATGGAGAAGATGTTGTTATAAAAAACCCGCGAGTCCCATTCCTCAAGTTTTGACTTGTCCCAAATTTTCCCCATAAACATGTCGTAATGCGCCCTCATTTTCTTCCGGGCGGGTTCGGTATGCTCGAAGATGGAGTCGATGATTTCCTTGAGTTTTTTATTTTCGGCGCTTAACTCTTTCAATACCACGTCCTCTTAAAGTTATTGGCGGCCATGTGGTAATCCCGTTCCCTGGCGGTGTTGAAGTATTTTCCAAGTCCTATGTCGTAGCCGTCCCGGAAATCGACGATGGTTCGGAAAGGGGAAAAAACGCGCCTCATTTTTCCGTGCTTACACTCCGGGGGATAGATGTTGTTCATGTCTCTCAAGACTGTCGACCGTTTCTTGCACAGATCGCACTCAAACTCGTATAGGGGCACCCTCTCCTCCTATTCCCGGCTGGCTCAAATACTGGGGAACTTCCTTCCTGAGCAGGTCTTTCTTGACAAACCGTCGCGGGTTCTTGATCTCCTCGATCATCTGACCCAAGACTTCCGGGGGTAATTGGTTTATGAGTTGATACATCAATGTGGTATCGACCATATATAACTCCGACTATAGTATAACGAGACTATAGGGAAGGGGCAATATCAACACGCGAATTTCGCGCCCCAGGACGACTTCTTCTTGTTGACCATGTGGATTACGTCCTCGATGTTCATCCCCGAATGGACGCGGGATTCGGACTTCCACCAATGCGAGTAGGAACCGATGGGCACGATCATCATCATCATGGCGGCGGCGTCCACGATGTCGTCCTCGTTGGCGTCGGAGTTCGGGTTTAAGTTGTCCATCTGCCAATAGAGGTCTCTCATGGTGTTCTTGAACAAGACCCTGCCGTCCCTTACCATGGCCCCCAAGGTTCGGGAAATCTTTTGGGCTTTGGACATCTGGCCTATCCTCACCGGAATATCGATAAACTCCGGGAACTGAATCGCCTGCCCCCGGTCCCGGTATTCCCGGAGTTTAATCTCAATCAGCGGCTGAAGCCCTTGTTGTAACCCAAGCTCAATCCCTAGTTTTCTTGGCTGGTACTCCGCGACCTTCCTCACGATCTCGGAAGCCAGTACGTCGGGCGGTTGGTTTAAGCGATAGGCTTCCACGAAATACACATGGGAGGGGTGGTCCTTTTCGGTACAGGCGACGCAGATTCCGGTCTTGTTAGAGTACTGCTTTCCGGTGGCGGGGTCGACGGTGATGTAATAAAGCTTTTCACCTTTCGGTGGATGAATATATTCAGGGTAGGGTGGGATGAAGGGTTTATCTTGAAGGGCCACGATTTCGTTCTGGAACTGGCAATGGTAGATGTGCTCCCCCATCCTTTTCCGTTGCCGGTCGAGGTACTCCTGGGTAAAATACTTATAGGCGATCTTCCCGCCCTCGACGGCTTTTCTGATGACGATGTTCTCCGGTTTGAAGTATCCCTCCTGAATGATCATTCCGTAGAGGTCATGGTAGTGGTACCTAGTCCCGACCATTTTCTCGAATGCTTCCGGGGAACGGATGGCCTGGACGTGCGCCCACCAGTCCTGAATCTTCTCGAGCTGTACCGTGGTTGTTATCGATTTCTCGTCGATGGGGTCGTCGTAAATGTGGACGTCATAGTGATGCCCGGCCACGGTGGACCCGACGCCCCAGGCCTCGATCTGGTTTTCCTGCTGGACGAATCCCTCGTTCTCCGGGCGTTTCATCGTGAATTCGTCGGCGGTGTCTTTCTCCCACAACTTTCGCTCAATCACGATGTCGGGAAATATCTCTAAAAGCATGGGCTGGCAAAACATCGTTTTGATGGCTTTCAGCTCTTTCCTGGCGAGGTTTGTCGTCTTAGACCACAACCCTATCCGCACGTCGGGGTTCCTCAAAATTCTTTGGATAATCGAGTATTTCATGAAGGTCGATTTCAAGCTGTATCTTGGCTCAAGGATCAGGGTGTCCTCGTCGGTTTCCATGTATCGGGCCATCTGTCTGTGAAACCGCGGGTCTAATAAATACCGATTCGTCTTTCGGCTCTTGGCGCTCCTCAGATCAAACACCTCCGCCGCGAGATAGAACAGGTCGGTCAGGCACTTCCACCGAATCCACAACTTCGTGGCGTCGTCCGCGCTCTTGGTCCGCTCTCGAATTTCGTTGTACCTCATTTTGTCCGCGTGGTTCATCATATACGAATACATCTTGACAACGTTCTCCTGGTGTGATATACTTCCTCAGTGGTTATGCGAGCCGTACCCGATTTCGGGGCGGCTCAATTATAGCACAAGGAGTGAAATAAATATTGCGTATTTCCCATAGCTATGCTATACTTCCCTTACTCCTTTATTATTGGGCCGGGTCTTTTTTGACTTTTCACCCGGCCCTTTTTTTAAAGAAAGCGATCAAAGGAAACCGATATGAAGCTCGTTAATATTATCCCCGCGAAAATAATAACCGGCGGCCATCTTAATATTGACGCTTCCGGCTTTATTATTTCCGTTACTTACGATTTCAATTTTTCCATCGGCAAGAAACCACCAAATTACTCTA